GTGTTGCCGATCAGCAGTTGGCCGTTGGTGAATGTGGTTTGGCCGGTGCCGCCCTGAGCGACGCTGAGCGCCGTCGTCAGGCCGGTGATCGAGGTGATGTCGCTGTTAGCGCCGGAAGAGGCGGCGCTGAGAGAGGTACGCGCTCCGGCAGCGGTCGTGGCGTTCGTGCCGCCCTGAGCGATGCTGAGCGGCGTCGTGAGGCCCGACAGCGAGGTGATGTCGCTGTTAGCACCTTGCGCGGCGGCAAGGATTGAGTTGCGGGCGTTGGCAGCGCTGGAGGCCGTGAAGACGCCGATGCCATACGAGGAGCCTCCCAAGTTTATGAGCGCAGCACCCGCCGTCGTAGCGCCCGTGCCGCCGTTCGAGATGGAGATCGGCGTGGCGATAGAGGCCGTGTCGGCCAGCACGAGGGTCGTGCCGTTGGAGTAGTAGATGCCGCGAGAGCCACGATTGACCGTGACGAACGGAACCTGCCCGCTGACGCCGACGCTCAGGGTATAGCTGCCGCCGGTCGTCTCGTTGTCGATCCAGTACTGCTGGATCGTCGCCGGAACCACGATCTGCATGTTTGCGGTCAGGGTGCCGACGAACTGGTAGGAGATGCGGTTCAGTTGAGCGCCCGACAGGGTGTAGGGGCTGCTCTGGCCGGTCAGGTCGATGGAGGTGTAGTCGAAGGCGAAGACCGCCTTCTGGCCGAAGCCGATGGTGAACCAGTTGGTGCCGTCGGTCACGAAGGAGGCGCTGTCGCCCGGCTGGAACACCATCGTGGACGCGCCGTCGATCAGTTCGGAGCCAGCCGGGTGAACGGTCAGGTTGCCCGCGCCGTTGTTGCGCACCGAGACGAACCAGTTGTTGCCCGCGCCGCTAGCCGAGGGCAGCGTGTAGGAGCCGACGCCGCCGGTCCAGACGTACGCGCCAGCCCGGTCAGGCGTGCCAGCGGTGTAGTTCGTGTTGAACAGCACGACCGGCGTCGCTTCGGAGAGCGTCGAGCCAGTGGCTACCAAGCCGAAGCCCGCGAGCGCCGACGCTTGGGCCTGAGCCGTCGCCGCGCCGTAGCGGAACACGCGCCACGAGCCAGCAGCCGTCGAGGTGTCGTACAGGTAGATTTGCCACTGCTGCCCGGTGGCGATAGAGGCGATGGTGCCGCCAGCGTGATCCTTGATCGTGACGGTGCTGGGGCCGAGGTTGTTGAACAGCGTCGTCTGCCCAACGCCGGTCAGCGTGGCGTCGGGCATGACGACCGAGTACGCGCCGGTCGGCGTGATGTCGATGATGCGGGCGACGATGTTGTTGCCGACAGCCGCTTCGAGCGGCCATTGCAGGGTCGTGTCGGCAGTCAGGGCCAGCGCAAGGTACGAAACGTCGGAGGGGTAGATTTCCGTCCCGCCGAACACGTTGGTAAAATTCGTCACGGCTTACGCCTCCTTGCGCACGACCGAGCGGTCGATGACCTTGGCCAAATCCTCGCCGTTCAGCATAGATGCGGCGCGGTCGTACATCGACTGCCAGACTTGGATGCGCTCGTCGTTCTTGAGGAACGGCGTGGCTTCCAGCAGCGTGGCGTAGAGCAGCAGTTGCGGAGCGTACTCCGTGAGCCAGTTGCTCTGGTTCTGATCGTCCAGAAACTGGGGCTGCTCGTAGTAGAGGATTTCGATGGGGTAGGCCACGTCGGGCGTCGGGACGATCAGCCAGTTCGAGTAGTTGTAGTCGGCGTAGAACTGCGGCTGCGCCCTCTGGCTCTCATCGGGCCAGTAGCTGCGGACGTACTCGTAGCTGCGCGGAAACACCTGAACGCGGGTGTTGTAGTTCGTGCCGGTACCGATGTTGAACGACACCGTGTCGCGCCAGCGGTCGGGCTTGGCGTAGACGGACTGGCCGGGAACCAGCGGCGTCGTGACGACGTTGATGAAGCCTTGGATTTTCAGTTCGCGGGCGCAGCGGCGCTCAGCGAGGTTGATCAGGCGGGGAAGCTGTTCATAGACGACGGGGTCGGCGGCATAGGACGTGCCGCGCTCAAGATAGCGTCGGACATCGTCTTGCAGCGTTGAGAAGGTCGTCGTGGTCGCCATGCAGCACCTACAGGTGGTTGATGGACGCCGCAGCCTTCTTCCCAAGCCTCGACCGTCTATCCGGTGTTTGTAACGTAATCTTACTGCTGTGTCACGGCGTCAGCCCAAGAAGACTGACGCCGCTACATCAGCTTAGGCCATCGTCAGGGCGGTGGCCTCAACTTCATCGACCCGGCGCAGCCAGCCCTTACCGAACGTGCCGAAGGTCGGCAGCGAGCGGTAGTAGGCGCGGCGCAGTTCTTGGAACGCCTTCAGGGCGGCGGGAGCGCCGTGCTGGGCGACGTACTCGTTGACCTTGGCGATGGTGCCGGGGCCGATAGCGCCGTCCTCGTGAGCGCCGACCAGACGCTGCACGAACTTGGCCGAGCGGCCCGGACCACCGTTGACGGCGAAGTCGAAGGCGCACAGGTCAAGGCCACCGGGCAGGTCGTCGCAGTGCAGCTTGTCCCAGTAGTTCTTCTTGTAGAGCGGGCCGACCACTTCCGGCGTCAGAGCGCGCATGGCGGCTTCATCGACCTTGTGACCGACGTAGGCTTCCCAGACCGCCTTGGTGACGCCAAGGTTGGTCATGCCGCCCGGATCGTGGGGGTTATGAACAAAGCCACCCTCGTGATGGAGGATTTGCTTCAGGCAGAGATCATAGTCACCCTTCATGGGTTATTCCTTTCCTGCCAGCGGGTTCGCCAGCGTCTTCTGGATTTTAAGGTCAACGCCTGCCTCAAGTTCCTTCAGGCGCTGTTGGTTCTCCTTCTCAGTCTGCGCAAGGCGCTGTTGCGTTTCGCGGTCCTGAGAACGCAGTTGGTCTAGCACAAGGCGGGTCGTTTCGGCAGTGTCGCGGTCAGCCGCCCGCGTGCGGGCGTCAATCGCTTGGACAGTCTGCGCGGCGTTGGCGACATTTTTACTGACGTTGTCGGTGACGTAGCCGAGGCTCTCGGCGTTCATTTTGGCCAGCCGCTCGACGCCGGTCATGCGCTCGTCCACGACCGAGAGATGCTTCTCGATGCCCGACAGATCGGGGGCGGCGTAGCTGTTGATCTTCGCCTCCATCGTCTGATAGCGGGTGTAAAGCTGGAAACCAGCCCAAGCGGTGCCGCCGAGGGCGCTGAGCGCCGGGAGCAGGACGGCGAGCCACGCCGACTTGAGGCGCAGCTTCGTGCCGCCAAACTCAAACTCTAGGCCCTTTTTAGGTTCTTCATCGGCCATATTGGGCCTCCGTCATAGCCGTGTAGACACGGTCGTTGGTCATGGTCATGCGGTAGAGCGCCATGTAGGCGTCCACCGGGCGGTTGTTCGGGTAGGGCTGGACCGGGCGGTAGAAGTCGGGCCGGTCGGGGATCGTGGCCTGCGCGTACTGCGAGAAGCCCGGCACGTCGGCCATAGCCGTCATGGTGCCGCTCTGATCGGGGCCTACGGCGGGGGCGCTCACAGTCGGCGCTGGGGTGCTGGAGGTCGGCGCTGGGCGGGGCATTACGAGGTCGAGCGTGGCCTGCTGAGAGAGCGTGGCAGTTGCTTGCTGGCTCTGGCTTTGGCTGGATGCAGGCTGCGCTGCGCTGCTGGCCGTGCTCACGACGCTCACTGTTTGAGAGAACTGAGCGCCTGCGCTCGCACTCGTGCTGGTGTTGGATTGCGTCGTGTCGGCCTGCTGGGTCTGGGCGCTCTGCGTGGCCTGCGCCTGAACCGTGACGGTGGGCGCTACGGTAGCCGGGCCTGCGGACGCCGGGCTGGGAGCGCCGGGGCCGAGGAGCAGGCTGAGCATCGAGGGGTTGGTTAGGGCGGCAAGCTGGGCCGGTGAGAGGCGCTCAGGGGCTGCGGCCTTGGCCTCCACCTTGACCTCGGCAGTGGGCGTCACGACAGCGACAGTGGCCGTTGCGACGGGGGTCACGGAGGCGGTCACGGAGGCGGTCGTGTCCTGCGCCGGGACAGTATCGACGGGCTGAACCGCCTGCACCACCTGAACGGTCTGCGTCTGGGTTACGACCGGCGTCTCGACGGGGGCTTCGGCTACGACCGGTGTCTCGGCCTGCACTGTGGCCGTGACGGTAGGGGTGACTGTGGGCATGACCGAGGGGACCGAGGCGCAGGACGGGTCGAGGGGCGTGCTGGAGCAATCGACCGTCAGAACTTTAGGTGAAAAGCGATAGCCGGTGTTGGCAATTCCAGCAATCGAGCGGCCATACGCAATCTGGTAATTGTCCGACGCGCTTGGCCCGGTAAAGCCCGCGAGAAAGGTGTGGCCCGAAAGGGCCAGCGCTCCATATCTGATGTCGAAGGTGTCGTTGTTGTTGAGGACGATCTGGAAGGTCTCAGAGTTGTTTGTCCCGTACTCCTTGGTCCCGTACCAGCCGACGACGAAGCTCTCTAGGCCAGTGGTCGAGGTCATCGTCTGCGTGACCGGGTTGCCGGTGTAGCTGATGAGGTCGGCCCAGACGCCGTAGATCGTGTTGCGCGGGGCGCTGGTGGCCGGGTAGCCGTTGCAGCAGCCGTTGCCGATAGGGTTGAACGACAGGAAGCCGTTGGAGCTAATCCAAGCCTGTGTAAACGGCTGGTTGTAGTACTCGAAGGTGAAGGGCAGCGTGACCCGAGCCACGTTGTCGTCGCCGAGGTTCAGCGGCGTTCCGGTAGTCGGAAACGCAGGCAGAAGACCCGGCACCGGGGTAGCGGTATAGGTCTGGCCCCACGAGGCATGGGGCGCGATCAGCAGAACCAGAGCGATCAACCACTTCATCATCTGATGGATCATTTCGCCTTCGGACGTTCGCCGGGGTGCTCTTCCCATGCGGTTGTGGCGTCAGCGCCGATCTTTCCGTGGTACGGGCACGGCGTACCAGCCATTGTCATCGCGCTGAACACGCGCTCGTCTTGGCAGAGAAGGCTAACGGCAGCGACCTTCATGCCCATGTCGAACAGCGTCTTGCCCAGCTTCATCCGCTCGCAGTTCATGTCGCGGTTGCTCTTGCCGCCAGCGATGCCGAACAGTTGGGTCTGGATCGCAGCCGAGGTGCCGGTCGTGCAGACATCTTGGCTGTAGGACATCATCGACGGCGCTATGGCCGAGGGCGGCGGGGAGTGGACCGTCTGATCGATGAACTGGGTCGCCTTGCTGTCGCTGTAGGACGTGCTGTTGCTGTTGTTCAGGTTCGTCGTCGCCTGCGTCACCGCCTGATTGATGGTCTGGGTGCTGGTGGACGTATCGACGTTGGTGTTCGTCGAGGTGTTCAGGTTCGTGTTGGTCATCGAGCCGCTCTGCACGTTGTTGTTCGTGTTGATGCTCGTGTTGGCGCTCGTCGAGGCGCTCGTCGAGGTGCTTACGTTGTTGTTATTGTTGGTGATTGAGCCGCTCTGGACGTTGTAGTTCGTGTTGGTGTTCGTGTTCGTCGAGGTGCTCGTCGAGGTGTTCACGTTGTTATTGTTGTTGGTCATGGTGCCGCTCTGCACGTTGTTGTTCGTGCTGGTCGAGACGTTGTTATTGTTGTTCGTGACCGTCCCGCTCTGCACGTTGTTGTTCGTGTTCGTCGAGGTGGACGTGGCGACCGTGTTGTAGTCGTAGGTCGTGGTCTGGCCGTAAACGGCGATAGGCGCGAGCGCCAGAACAGCGCTCACGCCTACGATGAGTGTATTGCGGATACGGTGAAGCACTGGGCCTGTCCTGTTAAGGGAGGCCCAGCGAGGTGCTTCACTCGCTGGGCGGCGGTTCGTCTGCGGGGGCGTCGTCGGGCTTCCGACCGCCGTTGGAGACCATAATACCAGATAGACAGCCCGTAAGGAAAGTCGCCATCGGCACGAGCAGCTTGAAGAATTCGGCGTCGTTGGGCGACTGGTGGTTCACGGGTTGAGTGACGAAGACGAGGCTGTACAGCACGACGCCGACGATGCCGACCAGCGTGAACGCGAGGGTCAGGCCGACGATGAAGCGCAGCAGTTCATCAAGTGTCGGTTTCACTATGCTCACTGGGTTGCTCCACGGGCTTGGGTTCGAGGCCATTGAGGGTGTCGGGGCAGACGCCGTTGATCTCGCAGCGGGGACGCTTGCACTTGTCGAGGTTGACGTTGGCAGGGTCTTGGCAGGGGTAGCGATAGAACGGCTTCAGCGGGCTACAGGCGCTGAGCAGAAGCAGGGCGGTGAAGGCGAGGACACGCATCAATGCACTCCCATTTTCACGACGATGGTCAGCAGCAGCATGATGACAGCGCCGATGAACCCGATGAACAGGGTCTCGATGCGCCGCAGTCGGGCGTTGATGCCGAGGTAACGTTCGGCGCAAACCGCTTCATGCACGCTGAGCTTACTATCCACTTCGTGTACCTCGACCGCCATGAACTCACCTACTCGCTTGGTGCGCTTGTAGCGGAGGACAGGTCTTGTGTCATCCACTCGACGTTGGCCGCTAGGCGGGCGTCGTCGGGTTCGAGCGCAAGCGCATCCTTGGCGTAGTTCAGGGCGAGGTTCTTGAAGCCGAGGTTCCACGCCGCGATGGAGGCAAGGTCATGCGGCTGAGCGCCCCACACGGCGGGATCGACCGTGTAAACGAGTTCGCGGTCCTTGACCTCTAGGGCGCGTGTCGCGGCGCTGTAGCACGCCTGCCAGTTGCTCTGGCGGTACTCTAGCATCGCCAGTTCGCACCAAGGCTCGCGGGTGTTGGGTGCCTCGCTAGTCGCCTTCTGGAACCACTCCCTCGCGCTGTCGATCTGGCCAAGCTCGCTGTAGGCCCTGCCCATCGTCCGCATCGCGTAGCAGCGCTCGTTGGGCCATATCGCCTTCGGCAGGTTCAGGTAGCGGTGGCCCTGCACGATGCAGTCCACGTACTTGCCGTGAAAGGATAGCTCTCGACAGTAGTAGAACGCGTTGCGGGGACACGCCGGGTCCTCTTCGATGGAGATGCGCAGGAGGTCGAGGTACTGCCCACGGCTCTTGGTCGGATCGGGCTTGTGGACGACGAGCAGCATGTCCGTCTGCGCCCAGCGCTCCTCGATCCGGTCGGGGACGGGGAACTCGTGGCAGGGGTGATGCCAGCGGTAGCCATGCCGGGCGTGTATCTTCTCGTAGTAGAAGGCAATGCCGCAGCCCCAGTCGAACTGGTAGCGCAGGCGCGTCGTGCCGGGCGTCCACACGCGCTCGATCTCCTCGCGCCAGCCGGGCTGGAGCACCTCGTCCAGATCGAGGCTGACGCAGATGTCGATGTCGGGCGGGATGAGCGCCAGAGCGGCATTGCGGGCGTCGTCGAAGCGCCAAGGGCTGATGTGGATGTTGCGGACATCTGCGCCATTTTGTCGCAGGGCTTTGACCGTCCCGTCCGTGCTGCCGGTGTCGGCTACGAGGATCAGATCGGCGTCTTTAGCGGCATTGCAGAAGCGTTCAACGAACTGCCGCTCGTTCTTGGCGATGGCGTAGACTGCAATTTTCATGGGTTGATGATCGCCGTTGAGGTGCTTCGGTCGATGGTCATAGTGCCATCACAGGCGATGTTCCAATCCTCTCCGTCCCGCTCGCTGTGGCTCGGGACGTTGATCTGGACGTGTTTGAACAGGTACTCCTTGCCGTCTTCAAACACGCGCCAAACGTGATCGACTGTCCCGCGACCGGCCATGCCACGGGTTTTGTTGAACCTGATGGCGTACTTCATGCAGCTTTAGCTATTCCACTTTTCTTGCGGGATAGTAGGCCATGACGCCACGACCGGGGGGTTGACCGCTATGACCCGCAGGGCATTCCTGTAGGCC